TGTGATTTGTTTGTCAGTCAAAGTTCCCCACTTTTGGAACTTCTCGGCGATGTCCTTTACGAACTTACTTTCCCCTGTGTACTCCACGATACGTTTGAGTTCGGGACGCTCATCTACAGTAATCTTTGTTGGTTGACTGTTGAGACATTTTTCTGCTGCTTCCATTTGTTTTGGTGTTAAACGTCCCCATTGATTAAGGGAATCTTTCATTTTGTTGATAAAACTGTTGTTTCCTTGGTAGTTACGAACTTTCTCGGTGATTTTGATGGTGTCTGTCATGGTTGTTGTTATTTGTTATACAAAGATACAAATAAACTTCATTCCCACAAGCAAAAAAGAAAAAAATCCCCTCTTTTTTTTCAGAGGGGATTCTAACTCTTAGTTTTGAGCGAAGGCTTTGTCAGCCCAAGTTTTAGCTCCCATGAAATCCCAAATGTTCATGTCACACATGTTGGGGAAACTACTTCTCATGTCACCAACGGTCAACACATCCAAGAAACCTTTATCGATTCCGTGCCACTTGTTTCCTTTAGTTGTGAAAACATTGTGCCATAATTCCATTCCGTTGTCGTAAGTCACCTTAACTTGTACGTTCACCAAAGAGTTTTTCTTGTACCCTGCGATAACAGACTGAGCGGTGCCTTTGGTGTCGTGGATGACGAGGAAACCCGCTCTACACTTAACAACGATACGGAATTCATATTCAGCGTTCACGTCTTTGATATGGTTAGAGACAGTAACAGACAGACGTTTGCCGTTAGTGGTAGTGTCAAAGGAGCCGTAGAATACGTCTCCTGCCATTGTTCCTTCAGTAACTTTGATGATTGATTGGGTCGGGGTAGAGATTGTGTTTGTCATAGTAGTGGTTTTTTTTAACACTACAAAGATACGCGCAAAATCCGAACTGCCAAACTTTTTTTTAAATTCTACAAGAACCGTCACAAGTTTGTCCAACACCATCAACATAACCCCTTCTTATATCAACGTGTGTGTTTTTGGTATAACTTGTTTTTTTACCACAAATAACACAACTATCATACTCATCGTCAGAACGTTCTTCAATACCAACAACATGTCCGTAATCGTCAACAACTAACTTGACATGTTCATCAGAATTTTTTACAAGGTTATTAATCTCATTCCAATACTTTTCTCTAACGTATTTTCCGAGTTCCAAATCATTTGGTCTTTCCAAAATTTCACGGGTTGCGATTTTTATTTCCATTTTTATTTTAATAATACATACCAAATGTTGAAAAAAAATACTATCAATTCAATTTTACGGTATTTATAATAAAAGTCAGATTGTGACCAACGAGAAAATTTATCAATTAGTTTTAAAATACTCTTACTTGTTTGACCAAACACCAAACATACTTGACCTTATTACCGTACAAATTAATAAATTGTGGGATTGGGAGTATGGCGGAAGATTTAGGAAATTTACAAATGATGATGATTCCAAATTTGCAATTATGTTATATCTACATAGAAAAGGATATTCCTATGACCAAATTATAAATAAAATTAAAAACAGTACCGCAATAATCCTTGGTTACGACAACGAAGAACGTGTTTTAGAAGCGTGTGGTGAATGTGATGGAAGTAGTCGTGAGGATTGTACAATGTGTGATGGTAGTGGAAAAGTTGAATGTAATGATTGTGATGGAACAGGAGAAGTGTCGGGTGAACCTTGCGACTCGTGTCAAGGCGGAGGTGGATTTGATTGTGATGGATGTGATGGAGACGGTTATATTGAATGTCGTGAATGTGATGGTGATGGTGATGTCGAAAATCCGGACAAAACTAAATTTACGACAGTTACTTATCTAACCTTTAATCCTGTGGTTGCCAACTATTTTAGAGAAAATTTGAATGGTAGTATTCCCGAAATTCCAAACTCAACTTTTGATAAATTACATAAATTGGATGAAAGTGATTTTGAAGTTGAATTAAAAAGTAATTATAAAAGGGTGTCCAATTATGTTATTGAGGTAACTTCAGACCCTGAGGAATTAATTGAATTTATTTCGGACGCAAAAAACCAAATTGAAAATAACTACTTATGGACTTTAACGGAATAGTAAAATTTTTAAAATCCCGAGGTGGATACCCTAACCCAAATATGAATTTATATTTGGAGATGTTTGACATGACTCAATCAGAGTTTCTCATGTCCATGCACAAATCTTTAGGTGAAGAAGGTACCAAAACATTATTAACTAAATCAATCAAAAAATTGACTAAAGATGGACCATTTAAAATTGAAATAGACAGTTTAGAAGTTGGGTCATACGTTGAGTTAGATTTTAAAAATTCATCTGTTTATGTTGAAGAGATTGATGATGAAAGATATGCCACAGTATTAATAGAAAATTGGGACATACCAAATTCAAGTATAATTTACTCACATATAAATGACGATGGGGAACAAGAGATAAAATATTTTGACATTGACGGTTTATTAGATTTTTTATGGGATGAAAACCCCTACGACTACTCCGATGCATTAAATGAATGGATATCATTTATAGCAAAACAGATTGGTTCATATATGGGAACCCCAATAGGATTGGCTGATAGAGCAAATAGAGCAAAAGAATAAAAAAGGTCAGCCGAAACTGACCTTTTCTTTTGGGACTGACTGAATGACAGTCAATCACTCCACCACCTGACATTATGTCAGGAAATTATTTGGTAACTAAAGCTTCTACCTTAGATTTCATATGTTCTGACAAACTAAATTCACCAATTGTTGGTGTAACCAAGGAAGTCAAAACAATAGAATCAACCAAATACTTGTAAGGAATGTGAACCAAGAAGTCGGTACCATTGAAGAAATCTAAATCTCCTTTGAGTTCCAAACAACCGTGAACCATCTTCAAAAACAACTTAAACTGAACACCATCAACGAAGGTTTCGTTCAAAAGGGTTCCGAACTTCTCGTTCTCAATCCGAATATTGTATGTGAAATTTATTTTCATATCTGTTATTTAACACTACAAATATAAAAAGAACTTTCCATATAAACAAAAAAACCCGAAGATTTTTTTCTTCGGGTTTTGGCACTTAGGTTGAGAATATACCTTTGATTGAGAATCTTTAGGAACATTATTGTTTCTTTCCGTTTCCACTATCTTTTGAATAGTAATTCTCAGTGACGGTTCCTTAGGGGTACCACTCCTTGAGTTGTAGCTTACTCTCTTTTTACTTATTACTCTCCGAGGTTGGCCACCCCAGTGAATCCTTGCGGGATTAGAGAACGTTCTCAAGAATCGTGTGGGTCTTGGGAACCCACAACGGCAATGAACATCTCATTACTATGTAGTCACCTTTCACCTACAACTGACGGACACTTTTCCTTTGTCTTTTAGTATTTGCATACTTTCAAAATGCAAAGTTTGTGGTTTGTGGATGGATGAAAGTAGTGGTCCGCCGACCAGCCAAGCCATCTTTTGAACGACTCGATACTATACTACTCTCTGAGATATCCCTACCTCAACACTTCAAGACTACTTCGTGACTTATGTCTTGGTAGACAATGGTCAAGGATGATTTCGGCACCACCCGTTTGTCATCATACCTTTCGGTTTTAAGTATCCTTTGATATTGAATCCCGCAGTTATAAGGTTGGATTACCTTATTTCCCACAACAATTCTACGAGTTATTCTTATTGTTCTTCCGAACTCAACTCAACGACCCACATCGCTGAGTCATATTTCCATTTCATCTACAGTGTCACCCTCGATTACTCAGGACCTATGATATCCCGCTTGCCTACTCAAGTTAATAAAACCAAAGTTTTAAAAACCGCAATCTCTTTCAACCTTGAGAGACCACTTTATCCCACTTTCGTGGTTTATTTATCGACCATAGGCGGCCGATTATCTTTTTTCAGTTTGTTACTCAAAATCAACCCAAGGGTCTCATTATCAAACATCCTGACGGATAAATTCGTTATGTTAAAGAACGTATCAGAAACTTACTCTATAAACTACGGATGGTGAGATTTTAATTCCGTGTTCCTGAATTGTTATACAAATATAAGTGTACTTTTTTGATTTTCCAAATCTTTTGTAAACTTTTTTTGTTTAGTAGCGGGAGAGGGAATCGAACCCCCGACCTCAAGGTTATGAGCCTTGCGAGCTACCGCTGCTACTATCCCGCGATTTATTTTTAAGAACGTTCCCCAAAAAAAGTCCCACAACTTATTGTATTCTCTCGAACACTCGTTGTAGGACTGTGAACCGAGGATTTAACTCCTCTTCTTCCGAGTGTCTCACAAAGATAAAACAATTTTTTCAAATTGTCAAAGGGGTTAAGTGAAACTTTTTGTGGGGTGTCTCTACCTTTCGGTGGAGATTATAAATATAGACATACTATTGAAAAGTTCAATCTTTTTCAAAAATATTTTGTAAAATTGTTTTCAAATACACTCCTGTATCCATATTATTAACTTTGTCCGACCCAAAATACCCACATTCAGTGTGTTCATGTCCATCTTGAGCGGTTTCAAGGTTAGGGTACATATACTCATGGGTATTCAATAAATAAACATACATCATACCTTTTATACTATCGTCAGTCTTTTTCTTTTTTGGTAGTATACCCACAAAATCTAAATCATAATTATCTATGTTGATATCGGTCTCTTCATAAAACTCTCTGTATGCAGCTTCTTTAGTTGATTCATCTTTTTCAACGTGTCCTGAAGGAATAGACCACATATTAGGGTAAGATGACTTACCGTTTCTTTTGCACAATAAGCATTCACCGTTAACTTTAACGACCACACCGCTCAACCTTTTATAATTTTCCATATTTATAAATAATCATGAAAGTTAAAATAAACGATAACACCTTTAATGTAAAGGTTATGGACGATTACCGTAAACGTGCTGAGGGTATGATGAACAAAACTTTTAACGAATATTTTAACGGTATGTTGTTTTTTATGACCGACCACACCAATTGTTTTTGGATGAATAATTGTATAATACCTTTAGATATTATCTACATTGACAACCAAATCATATCAAAGGTTCACCACAATTGCCCACCATGTGTTGATGAAGATTGTGAGAGTTACTGTGGTAGAGGTTATATTATATTGGAAATTGAAGGTGGTACTTGTAAAAGTTTTAATATTAAAAAAGGAGATTCTGTTAAGTTTCTCGTTGATTAATTTTCCTTTTTACTTTCCTGAATTTTTTCCTTTAAGACTTTAAAGAACTCTTGTCCAATCATTTTAACAAATTTGATGTATGGAGCATCATCTCTTTCAGGGTCATATTTATATGGTCCTGAGGATGGTCTTTTAGCTCTACCCAAATAATTAAGTCCTGAAATGTTGGTAATACATTTGTGTCCACCTGAATTGGCTTGAATCAAATCCCAAGCATTTACACCAATCTTATCCAACAACTCCATTTCAGGTTCAGTTAACTTTGAGAATGGTTTGTCAATAATTGTTTTTAAACTATCTAATATTTGTTCTCCGCTATCCATCATCATAATCTTACCACCATAAATGGCATCAAAATCTTTGAATGTGAATCCAACCGATTCTGCACCCATTCCTGATTCTGCAATGTATTTGATTGTTGATAATGGAATTGTTCTATCTTGAAGTTGTGCCTTCCACTTATTTAAAACCTCATCTTTAACTTCTCCAAGATTCACACCTTTGAGCTCTCTATCTTTTTTGAATGGGTTACAAGATGCTTGTACCAAACCTAAAGGCCACATGATAATCAAAAAGTCCGCATCGGGATTATTTCTAAACGGCGTATATCTATCGTAAGAACCAGTACCTTTTAAAGTACCCATACCATACTGAAGGATGATTCCATCATCAGCTTTCACATTTCGGTGATTTGCCATTGAGTCCATATAGTCTTTGGCGTTTCTTTGGAGTTTTTCTGGTGTCTCACGAGTGTTCTCACTCATCCAAGTCTTTATGTTATTAAGAATTGAATAAAGTGATGGCTCAGAGTCCATCACCAAACTCTCTAAGAAACCTTTTTTGTTTTTAAACGCCAAGAGTAATTTGTTAGTCACTAACCCTAACAACATTTTGTTTCTCGCCAAACCTTTTTCTTTGTCTAATCTAAATAAAAAGTTAACAACTTCTTTGGTTGTTAAGTCATGTTTTGCAAAATCAGCAGAGTCAACTGTAGAAATCAACAGAATGTCTGAACTTGGGAATAATTCTTTTGGTGAGATTATTTGAGAAATAGTCTCAACATTTGAACGGGCTTGTCTAAATGATTTTGACGCATCTTTTTCAGCACCTACTTGAGTATCGTGGTGGTCTGTGTGAATAACAAACATCGGTTTACCGTGAGCAAAGTCTACTAACACAGGCATTACATCACCACTAGCATCAGGTTTCTTTACCGCAAACTCTTTCTCACCATATTGGATAACCTCAGAATCTACAACATCAATACCATTGTCTTCAAGGTATTTCTTCATTGCAATTGCCGTGGTAACACCATCTAAATCTTGGTGAAAATATATTTTAGCCTTTGGGTACCTTTTTGCCAAAGCATTAATATCACGTAAACCCGATTCTTTAATAATTTTTTTCATCAATCCCAACCAAAGTAATGTGTAATTTTATCAAATAAATCACCGTACTCAGAAATACACTCTTTGAATATTACTTTATCTTTATCAGGCATTGCATCCATGGTATCTTCACCCCACACACCATCAACAGGATAAACATTAATCATTGATTGGTATTTGACAATCGCCTGAGCACTTTTTGATTTTGGGTAGTTACCGATTGAACCGTCAATTTTTAACGGTTGACCGGCATCATCTTTAACACCTTTTTTATTTAAAAAACATTGAATCGCACAATTGTAATTGTATCTCTCAATAGTTGTCATACCACTATTCAAATCTTCTTTCAAATATTGTCTTGAAGTTGCATCAATGTGCATCCCAAGAATTCTACTCTTTTCTTCCTCTGTTATTACAAACTTTTTCATATTAATATTTTAGTGTTAATAAATATTTTAATTTGTTAACTAATCTTAACATCTCATCTCTAAGATTTAATAAATCAGTATCAAGTTTTGGGTTCAAACCTTCAGTCATTGAAAATAAAAACTCACATATTCCATCAATGAAATTTTGCATTGATAATTTATTTATATCTTGAAACATTATTGAAAATTCTGCAGGAAACTCAGGTCTCCCATATTTTCCCATCATGGCTTCAACAAAGTCATCAATCAAAACACCTAAACCTTCGTAGATGTCTCCGTATGCTTTATGTTTAGCATCAAACGTAGTTTGCCAATGTAAAAATCTAAATTGATTTTGAACTTGGACTAATTTTAAAATATATTCTTCTTTCATTATACTGGACTCATTAATCTTGTTAATGCTGACGTAATCGGCGACATGGATATTTTTTCACCCACAGCAACTAAACTCTGTGGTGATACTTGAGTTGTTGTAGTTCCACCCAACTCAGTTTTTAAGGCTTCTTGACCCTCAGGAGTTGATTCATACTGTTTCATTGCCGCTAACATCTGTTCCTCACCCATCATACCTGAAAGTTCTTCAGGTCCAACAAAATTTCCAACACCCAATTTATCTAAAAACCCAAGATAGAATTTTGTTTGACCCATTAGTACTCTTGTTCTTAAAGAACTTTTCCCAAACAGGTCAGAAAATCTACCTAAACCAAGACCACCCCCATAAAGGAATCTTTGGAGAATATTTGGTTTACCTAATATTGCTGGGTCCATAAACTTTTCTCTTTTTAAAGCTGTTTCCAAACCTTGAACCAATTTCATTTGTTCTTGTGGTGTTTTATTTACCATTAAACGTCTAACACCCATGGACCTTCTTGACGCACTACTGAATAAGTTTACCCAACTCTGAAGAGCCTTTTTAAATCCTGTTAATAATCCTCCCATATTTGGAATTCTATCAATTACTGTGTCAACTCTTGAAGTCCAATTTTGAGCGGTTTTAAATAATGTGTTTGCAGGTCCTTCAACTTTTTCTAACATCTTAAGATTCTTAAGAGCCAATTCAGTATTACCAGCATTAATGGCTTTTTCAGCATTTCTAAGGTACTTAGTCCCTTGACTTCCGGCTTTCATGGTCCCTATAGCAGTTTTACCAACCACATCACCAATATATGGTACTGCGGATATTAAAGACAAAAACGCAAATAGGGTGTCACCTTGTTTATAATAAGAAACAGCGTTTGCAAAGTCTGCAATACCTGTTGGGTCAACAATACCAACAACATCCAAAACAGTATTCAACCAATAAGCTTCATTAAGGTTTTGTTTCAACCCTTCAAGTTGATTTTCAGTTATCAAAATTTGACTCATGATTTTTTAAATAAAAATATCTACTTATAAATACTATGATACAACTTAATATAAAGGTTGGTGACACAATTTTGATAGGTAGATTCAAAAATAAAAAGGTGATAGTAAAAACTATCACCCTTGACCAACATGGTTTACCATTAGTGAACGGCAAACCAATTTGTAATTTTCGTTACTCAAAAGAGTAGAACCGTTGGATTAAACCACCTCAATTGGTTTTTCAGGAAATTCTAAAACCTGTTGTCTTTTTTGTTGAACAAAGAATCCAACTCTTTCCTTTGCCACTTTGGAGTAGTTAGAACTGATTTCAATACCAATCCAACGACGGTCCAAAGTCTCTGCCGCAACCATAGTTGTACCTGAACCAGCAAACGGGTCAAGGACAATATCATTTTTATATGTGAGAATCTTAATTGCCTTGGTTGGGATATCCATTGAGAAGGTCGCCTTTGTCAATGAACGAGTATCGGCAAAATAATTCCACTGTCCAAATACCAAATCAATAAACTCACGTTTCTGTTGTTCGGTGTACATCATCTTAGGTCTCATGTTACCGTCTTTACCTTCAACCTCACCCATCTCACCAACCCATTCAGGTTGTCCTTTAACAATCTTAATATGTTTTTTCTTATACGCCAAGATAACACACTCCTTTGGATTATAGATGTAAGGTGCCGAGGGACTCATCCATGACCCCCAAGCTGTGGTACGACTTCTGTGTGGTGATTCTTCTTCAAGGTCCACAACTCCGAAGAACTTGTAACCAATTTGTTTCATAATTTGCCATACCTCACTTAACATGAAGATTCTTCCACCCTTGGCTTGTCGGTTAATCTCATACGGGATATTCAAAGCAATCCTACCGTCATCTTTCAACACACGGTATGCTTGTTCCATCCAGGAATATGTAAATTTAACATATTCCTCCCAAACCATATCATCATCGTAAACATCATATTCAATCCCAACACCATATGGTGGTGATGTCACAATCAAATCTACAGACCCTTCTTCCATGGTCTTCATCACTTCAATACAATCTCCGTTTACTATTTTTCCTAAATAATTTTCTGTCATTTTAATATATTATTACCTTAATTAGCATTTTCTACGTTATCAATCTTTCTTTGAAGATACCAAAGAGCTTTTTTTAAGTCTTGTAATTCTTTATCACTACCTTTTTTACCAGCCCTTGAGATATACTTTATCGTATTCCCAAGATGGAAGTCAAGTTCCCAAGCCTCAATTACTTTGATGGCCTCATACATATTATCCTCACCCCCATAATGAACGGGGTGGTTTACCATTTCATTTAATGACATACTATCTTAAAGTGATATAATAATTTTTGAGTTTAATTGATTTTTTGTATCCGTTCCTAACAGAAAATAAAGGATTCTTAGTCCAACATATTTTACATGAAAAGATTTCCATCCACCCATTTTCTTCTGACCTAACCAAAGAAAAGATATACCTCTTCCCCCAAGTCAAATGAATCTCGTTGATGAATTTATTCTTGAGTCGATATAGTTTTAATGGCATAATATTTTGACGACAATGGAGATTCTATTATCAAACCTTCTTCAACAAGGTCATCCAATTCTTTTTGTGTTGTCTCTAAATCTTCCTTCAAAATGTATTTTGAAATGTAGGAGATGTGTAGGGGTTGACGTAGTTTAGAGAGTAAACTACTTAGTTTTTTTCCTTCCATAAGATTTCTTCTCTACTTCATTTGATTTCTTTTTCTTGGTGTCTTCTTTGTGAATTACTTCCTTTTCACCGGTAGACCCCTTGAACTCTGATTTTGGAATGAAGGTCCAATAACCTGTGGACACTCTTTGGTCAGCATCTTTGTCAGATACACGAAGCATATGACCGAGAGCATACCTTCCGAATTGTTTTTTTGTTTTAATACATTTCATAGAAATAAATTTTGGTTTTGTTTTTTAAGTGTGGAAAAGATTTGGGATTCATCATGACCCTGTTGAAATAAATTAAAAACATCAGATGATATGGTATCCATAAAAATAAAAGCATCCACCCTCGGAGAGAACAGAGTCTTCAAATCGTAATTTTCCAAATAAACTTTTACCTTCTTTTGGTCTACAAATCGTTTTGTGAATCCCATGAGACAAAATTAGGAAATAATTTTTAAACTGTCAAACGATTCCCAATCTTCTTTTGGGACACTTTGAAGGATATATGCCAATAGTTTTCTCTTTAACATCGGAACCAAAGTCTGTTCAAATGGAAAGTTCTCATTGGTGTCTACCTCAAATATCGGTAACTTGGTGAAATCTACCAAGTCCTTCCACGATGTTGCATCTTTAACTAACGTGGTAACTCGTTGACCCTGGGGGTCACCACTCCATACCATATCAAAATAAATCTTGGCATCTGATTTGGTTCTTTTCATCTTTCTGATTGAATACTCCCACAAAAATATTTGTTTCTTACTTTTGTTGGGGTAATAGATGTATCCGTGACCAAACCCCATATTGTCTTTGTTTTTCTTTAGATTGATAGCTGTTGATTCATATACTATGGACCAAATGGACTTTCCAATATTAAAAGTGTCCATCAATCTGTTACCAGAAAAAACCAATGTCTTTTCTAACTCACTGAAATCACTGTCTTGTAGTTCGGGTAACTTAAGTGGTTGAAGTTCTTTCAAGAGAATCTCATCATCACAAGATTCAAATTTCTTTTTTGTTTGTAATAATCTTTTTTCTTTAACTAAAGATTGAACATTCGCTAAGTGAAGTGCCAACTCAACAAAATCAGGATAAATTTTAAACTCGTCAAAATTTTCCTCACACTTTTGAATGTAATTAAGTAAGGTATATTTGTTATACTCAAAATCTATTGGTTGCGAAAGCATCCAATCAGGATTTAATTTAAATGATTTTTTCTTCCTCGCCATTTACATAAGAATAAAACACCATTTTATTTATTCAACTCTTATGATAAAATAAAGAACACCCTCTACTTTTTGTTCATCAACTTTGCCATCATAATGAGACATTATCTCATAACCATCACTATCAATCCACCCTTCAATCAACTCATCTTCATTAATAAAGTTTGAAAGTTCTAAATCCCACTCCTGAATAAAACTTAAACTATCGTCCATAACATTATTTACCCTATCCTCAATCGTTTGGGTAAGTAAATCATCAGGATAATCACCTTCAGGATTTTCTTCTATTTCTTCTATCTTTTGCTCAAACTCATAGATGGCATTATTTTCCAATTGGGATATTTTATTTTCAAATACCCCACGTAATTCTTTTGGCGACTTTTCCATTAATTGTTGTAAATTAACAATCTCACCCCTAACTTTTTCAATCTGATAATTTAAATACTTTATTTCATTATCTTGAACATATGAAGTTTCTCTCTGTGACTCGTCCAACCAACTTTCAGGGTCTTGGTAAATCAAATCATTGTACATGTCCTCAGCATATCTTTGAACACTATCATCATCAATATAATTTTCAAGAAAACTTTTTGAGAAAAAATTTATACCCTCACTTTCAATAATTTGTTTGGCGTATTCCTCAGCAGACCACTTTAATTCTCTTTCATTACCTATCGCATATTGGCTATTGTCCCATGAAGTTTCAAAAATTTCCATATTACTATAGAATTCTTCATTTTTTGGGATAATATCGTACACATCGTGATAATCATCAAACTCAGATAACTCTTCATCAATTTGTTCTAACTGTTGTTGTAAACTAGTCTTTAACCCTTGAGAGTCATTCTGCATCTCATCTTCAATTTGACTTTTTCTTAACTCAAGTTGTTCTTTTCTTTCTTTACCTTGTTCATCCAACGCACTTATCTCATTACTATAGACCAAATGGTCAAATAAAGCGTGAGCCATTAGTCCTTCCTTGGGACAATCAGGTCCCAATTTCCAAAGTTCCTTCTCTCTTCTTAATTCCGCACTGATATTATTTACTTCTGAACTCATTACAATTGATAAATATTCAGAGATGTCTATATTTATAATCAATAAACCTTTAATTTAAATAAAGTCATGGGATGCGGTTGTAAGCAAAAAAACAACACTAACACAAATCAGATTCAAGCGCCAGTGGTTAAAACCCAGGCTCAACCTGTTAATGAAAACATCAAAGATGCCATTAAAAGAACAGTAGAAAAGTATTACGTGAAGAAATAAACTAATCTGAGATGTTTTTTAGTGAAGGGTGGAGAAATCTACCCTTTTTTTGTATTTATAAAAATATGGCACTTATCGATTTAGCAATTAAAGATTTCAACGAGGGTGATTACGACCTAATTGAAACAGCATTTAATGGGGATATATTCTCATTCTTTAATTATGCAGATAAAAGAGGTAAATTTGATGAAATTATTGCCGATGATTATAATCACAACGATTATGAAAACGATTACACTCTGTGGGTTTCTAATAATAAACCAGAAATTTTCCGTAAACTTATTGAAGACAAATTATCCGATGTAAAATACATTGATGGTAAATGGTATTTTATAACATCTGATAGGGGAGATTTATCCAAACTTTATTGTGATAGTAGAGATATTAGTCGTGAAACAATAGAATCTATATTGTCAGGTGAATATGATAGTTCTGATTATTGGGATTCAGGAATAGATGTCTATGACAACGTAATTGATGATTTAAATGACGAAAACAAACAAACTTTAATTGAAAGATTATTAGAGGAATTGAAAGATGAAAAAATTACACCGTCAACAGATTTATTAGAAGAAATTGCATCATCACAAGGTCATGATGAATATGTATCTTTAGATACTGAAACATTAAATAGAATAATAGATGATAAGGATTCCATAAAAGAAATCCTACCCGATGATTTAAACAGTGAGTTAGTAAGTTTATATTGGAGTGCATATAATGCAGCATATGAAGATGAACTCTACAAATCTATTTGGGGTGAACTTGATTCTATATTTGAAGGTGATGGTGAGTGGACTCAAACACCATCCCCTTTTGATAAAAATAAATTTACCGAAAAATTTGAAATACCTTTTATTGACTTAGTGTCAATTGTAAAAGATTATCTTGAGGATAATCTTGGACACATAGATAGAACCTTGGAGTATTGGGGTAACATCATTGATATGATAGATGATACTCACGATTGTTTAAGAGTTAGAGTCCCTGAATATGCAGATTGGACTGATACTAAAAAAAATATTAATTATCTTTACAACGATTACATTTCTTAAAGTAATCTTTTTTCTTTCGCCCTTACTACAAGTTTTTGAGCTCTGTCTTCAATTAAGTTAATAATAACTTCTTGCTCTTTTAAAGCTTCAATACACACGGCAATCATCTCTTTGTATTTCATGGTGTAGTGTTTTTCTTCACTACCGAATACAAGTTCAGGGAAATATGGTAAAACTTCTTGAGCAATAAAACCAATGTTTTTATGTCCAAGTTTTTCTTTATCATCCCAATTGTAATAGAATTCAACACCACGAATTTTAATTAAATTTTCAAGTGCAGATTCAATAGGTTCAATGTTTGTCTTTAATCTAATGTCGGATGGTCCTGTAGGTCCTGTAGCACCTTGAGCACCTTGTGGTCCTGTAGTTCCTGTCGCACCTTGAGCACCTTGAGCTCCAAAATTCGACCCTGCCTTTCCTTGAGCACCTGTAGCACCTTGAGCACCTCCTGCACCAGGTCCTTGAGCACCTTGTGAACCTTGAGCACCTGTAGGTGCGATACCTGGAAAACCTTGAGCACCTTGAGCACCCGCACCTTCAGAAGGAAAACCTTGAGCACCTTGTGAACCAACGGCACCTTGAGCACCTTGTCCTCCTTGTGGTCCTTGAGCACCTTGTGGTCCTTGAGTTCCTTGTCCTCCTGAAGCACCTCCACCACCAACACCACCTTGTGAACCTTGTCCTCCTTGAGTACCCTGAGCACCTTGTCCTCCTTGAGAACCTTGTGAACCTATTCCTCCTTGAGTACCCTGAGCACCTTGTCCTCCCTGAGAACCTTGTGAACCTTGTCCTCCTTGAGAACCTTGTGAACCTTGAGCACCTGTAGAGCCACCTCCACCTTGCGAACCTTGTCCTCCCTGAGCTCCTTGTGAACCTGTGGCACCTCCACCACCAGTTCCACCTTGTGAACCTTGTCCTCCCTGAGTACCTTGTGAACCTGTTGCACCTCCACCGCCGACACCACCTTGAGCACCTTGTCCTCCTGTTGGTCCTGTGTCACCTTTACCTCCTTGTGAACCTTGTCCTCCTTGTGAACCTTGTCCTCCTGTTGGTCCTGTGTCACCTTTACCTCCTTGTGAACCTTGTCCTCCTTGTGAACCTTGTCCTCCTGTAGACCCCTGAGCTCCTTGAGCACCTTGTCCTCCTTGTGAACCTTGAGCACCTTTACCACCTTGAGAACCTTGAGAACCTGTAGCACCTCCACCACCAGTTCCACCTTGAGAACCTTGTCCTCCTTGTGAACCTTGTGAACCTTGAGCACCTGTGGAACCACCTCCACCTTGAGAACCTTGTCCTCCTTGTGAACCTTGAGCACCAACACCACCTTGTGAACCTTGTCCTCCTTGAGCCCCTTGTCCTCCTTGAGAACCTACAGGACCTTGAGCCCCTTGTCCTCCTTGAGAACCTTGAGCACCCTGACTACCAACAGCACCTAACGAACCTTGAGCTCCCTGTCCACCCTGAGTGCCTTGGAAACCTTGACCTCCTTGAGCCCCTTGATTACCTGTTGCTCCTTGTGAACCGACCGCTCCTTGCGAACCTTGTCCTCCTTGTGAACCTTGTGAACCGACCGCTCCTTGCGAACCTTGTCCTCCTTGCGAA